TTCTTATTAATTTAGACTTTACATCTTTATTATTACAAAATCAATACTCCTTTTTATTACCCAAAGTTATTGTTAAAGACAAAAATAACTTATCAAACAAGGTCATTCTCAAAAACCTTAAAACCCGAAAAACGATCATTGAGAACAGCTCAGGTTACGTTGAAATAGATGAGGATTATTCTTTATTATTTCACCAAATAGGTGACCAAATTTTCTTTTGTACTAATGGCAACATTAGTAGAAATCACATTGCTTGTCAATGTATTTGCCAATATTTACCACTTTTATGTTACAAGGTTAATATTGGGCAAAGTCAGTTTTTACCGACTGACACCAACATCTTTTTCAAAATCAATAACCCTTACATTAATGTAGATTTTGGATTAGTTTTTGAATCATGGGTTAACAACATCATTAAACCTTTGAATATACAGCGATTTCTTCTTAGTCCTAATATTAAAAGTTTAGTGATAGTTTCGGATGAATTTGGTTCTGCGAATGATTCAGTTAGCGATAGATGCGCTCAGTATCAGAGTGTCAATGACACTTTTGATGTACATTTTCGCTGCTGGAAATCTATTTCGCAGTCTTATATCCATGAAACTGAATTTAAAAAAATTATAGAAACTAGTTTTGGCAATCTTTTTTTCGAACCTCAAGGCTTATATGATACTATATCTGGAAGTCTTAGTTCTATGATGCCAGGTTATAGTAGCTTTGCTGAACTTACTGAATCACTTAATTCATTTGGTGATGTAGTGAGCGAAGTCAAAAGTCTAGTTGCCTTTCTTAAAGAAAACGCTAGCAAGTTCACTATTTTGGTGGCTGCTGGTTTTAGTATTTATGCTTTAATAAGAGCTCTTTTTCAGGAGATTATGAACCGTTACAACGTGTAGCAGCTTTCTTACCATTATGCTGCATGTTTGTATCTGACTCTATTAGACAAAGTTTTGATTTTATCTTTGATTTTATTAACAACAATCAATCTGAGTCACCAAATGACATTCCATGGAGTTCAATAGTTACTCTATTCGTAGGTGTAATACAGACCATGGCTAGTGTTAAAAACAATAAACTTAATGTTAAAGACCTCATGGCAGCATTAGGTAGTCTTCCAAGAGTCTCTGATGGCTTCTTAAAAGTAGCTGAATCTTGTTTTGATATAATTACTAAATGTTTTACTTTGATTAAAACTCATCTATATCTAGATGAGAGCTTGGAAGATATGTCGAGTATATTTCCAC